TCGATACCCATTATTAGGCAGTTCACGCAAAGCACGACCAGCTAAGTCTTCACTATGCCAACGAGTCATATTGATTATGATTTTACCGCCTGATTCCAAACGTGAAAGCATGGTATTTACAAACCAATCCCAATGTTTCTCTAAGACAGTCGCATTGTTGGCTTCCTCAGCGTTCTTGATAACATCATCAATAATGATAATATCAGCACCGAAACCAGTTGCAGTACCTGTAGGAGAAGTTGCTAGATAGTTATTATAGCCGTCTGATAAACTCCAAAGGTTTTTTGCAGCATCTCCATACTTTATTGCAGCATCAAAAATATCAGAGTAAACGATTTTGTTCTCGTCAGCCTTTTCTTCTTGGAGCGTATTACGAACATTTTTAGAAAAGACTGTAGATAAAGTTTCGTTATATGAACCAGTCATAATTTTCTTCGTGTGGTCATTACCAAGCACCCACTCTACAAACTTACCAAGCGTGAGCGACTTCCCGTGACGTGGTGGAAGATTTAAAACTAAAACATCATGTTCATCATCATTTAGAAATGACTGAAACTCTTCGCACATTGTCACGAGATAAGCCCGGTCACGTTTATAAAAGCTCGGCATAATGAGATTACAGTAATCAAAGAAAAAGCGCTTGGACAGCTCAATTTTTGCCCCTAGCGCTATTTTATCCATCACGACTCGCCAACTTTCTAAGCTCTTCTTCTGTCAGATTTTCATAAGGATTTGAAACCTCTATTCCTCCAGACAGCTCCGTTTGACTTTTATCGACGTAAATTCCAGCTATCGTTAAAATCATTTTGCGGTCCTGGAAGCCTTTTTCTTTCATAGCATACTTATAAGCAGCATTTAAAACGCTCCCCGCTTTAGCTGTAACCAAGTCCATTGTAGTTTCATTGACGAGATTTGAGAACTCCTCTTTCCCCATCGCTTCATAATACTTACGACGGCTTACATTCGCAAGGTTACAAATATCTGTAACAGTTTTCCCTGCATTTTCTGGATTTATAAGGACTTCAAGTAATTTTTTTTCAGCTGTAGTTGGCTTGTATATGTTACCTTTTGTCACATTTTTGTACCTCGCTTTCTGTAAAATTTGTATAAAAAAACCTGCCATTTCTGACAGGTAAAATCTAAAAGGAGTTAGCGAGTCGTATCATCATTCACTCGTTCACAATACTATTTTAACTCATTTTTTCGGTCACTTGTTCGCTATTTTTTAGCAAAAACGGTCACTTTTCCGCAAAATTTATTTCAATACGTTCTTCAGCAGCAATTTCATCAATCTTATATTCCAACTTTTCAAAAAATGGACGAATAATATTTTTATAAGCTTGTGTCTTTTTACCGAATCCAAATCGCATTAATGCCCCTTCAACGGTCAATTCATTGTGAATATAAACAGCCTTGATTATTTTCCAATGCCCTGGGTCTGTTTCAGCAATCATTTCTTGAATCGCTTTAAACTGCCGTCTATACTTAATTAATGTTGGATCACATTCTAGCTTAATGATATCACTTAAAACTTTCGGGTCACGAACCAAATTTTGAGGAGTAATCCACCAATTGGGGTCAAGTCCACTATTACTTACTGGATAATGAATTTCTTCGCATCTCCGTTTCACTTGTGATTCAAACGGATATTCTCTCAGTGCTTTGATTAAATACCCGTATTCTGTGCTTACTTTCATTCTACCTCCTCAAATAAATCTAGCTGTGTCACATTATCTTTGATACGCTGCAGAGACTTGTTGTAGTATTCTTCGTTAGTTTCAAAGCCAATGAAATTTCGCTCAGTGTTTAAGCATGCAATTGCTGTTGTACCTGAACCCATGCAATTATCAAGAACAACATCACCTCTACTTGTATAAGTTTTTATAAGATATTCAAATAAAGGAACAGGCTTTTGTGTTGGGTGGAATCCCTGTCTTTCTGATTCAAATTTCAAAACATCATTTGGATAATTGGTGTATTCTTGTAAATATCTTTCTTTGTGACTTGGCCTTTTACCAACAAGCTTACCGTCTATTCCTTGCTTAACTGACTGACCAAAAGGAATCAGGCCTTGAGGGTAGTAATTCATTCTTCTATCAGAAGCATTGGCGGTCACTCCCTTAGAAAATACTAAGACTTCTTCAAAAGCTGTCATAGGTCTATTTTTTGCATTAACAAAATTAGTTATTTTGTTTTTAATCCATATCCATTTATATTTATATAAGTCAGGATTTGAATTGATTACTTTATTTGTAAATGAACCGTTAGCAGTTAGAATAATTGCCCCTCTATCTTTAATAACTCTTACATACTGATTCCAGAGTTTATCAAAGGGAATAATCGCATCCCATGAATTATTGGTTGTTTCATAAGGCAAATCACACAGTATCATATCTACAGAATTATCAGGGATTCGCTTCATACCTTCTAAACAGTCCTCATTGTAAATCTTGTTTAGTTCAATCAATAGTCAGTACCTCTAAGCCGTATAAGTCAGCAATATTAATTTCAATCTGACATCCTCGACTTTTTCTTAATTCTTCATAGCTGCCAATAAATAAGACACCGTCGCATGAATCCATTGGAGCAATTGCTTTTGATAGCATTTTTATAGGTTTAGGGTCTAATACTTTACCTTCAGTAAATTCAGCATTTTCAGATTTATATGGATAGTGCCAGTTGTAGCCTCGACTTTTGGCCCAATTAATTCCACGATTCAAAGCTTCCAGGATTTCTAATTCTGTCTTACTATTCATTGGTGTAGATAAGTACCATTTTTTCATCAAATCACACTTTCTGTAAATTCATCTTTTCGAGCAACTTTTTTCGCAATCGTGATTGGTAAACCATAACGTGCAGCGAACATCTTTGCTTTAATTTTAAACTCAGGTAAAATCATACCTTTCACATCAATTACTTTTATCAAGTTCCCAGCATCATCATAGAAAGTAAAATCTGGCTTGTAGTAAATTTCTCGATAAGCTTTCCCGTTGAGCCTGAACTTATCTTGTAAGACAAATTTTTCTTGCATTTTCATGTTTGGCTCATGCTTATGCAACTGATAGTAGATTGATTCAGCCTTACTATCAAATGTGATGCCATCAACTGTTACTTTTTTAGCTCCGTATTTGTGGCTCATTCTCCGTCCTCCACAGGCACAGCAAACTGCCAGTAACGCTCATCAATTGACTTGATTTCTTGTTCGGTAAAATGCACTGTG